GGCTCGACCGGACGATGAACGACGGGCACCAGTCATGAAACGAAACGTCTACAACATACACGGACAACGATTGCGAGACACCCAAGCGTCAATGCTTGTCCACATCGTCGAAACGCATCGAATGCCATCATCCGCGGCCTATGCGAAACCGTGGGCCACGTTGGGTTCCCTCATCGACAGGCGTCTCATCATCCCCCTCGCGGACGGCACCTACAAGCCGACCAAGCAAGGCATCGAGACCGCCGACGCGATCAAACGATTAGACAAGGAAGAGCCAACACGAAGGCCGAACATCGCGGAACGTGGCATCAACAGGAACTTCAACAAGTATTGGGACGACTACTACTCGCATCCACTCACATACGAATACCACCCCACATTGGAAATCATCTGCGAAAGGAGCCGATGATGTGGACACTCAGTCCGAAACAGCAGGAAATGCTCACTGACGTGAGCAACATGCAAGGCCAATACCAGGCCGTCGATAACCAGACAAGCAGGGCACTGCTTCGTAATAAGTTCATCCGTCAAGTGAATGACCGATTCGAGACGACCAAGGAAGGCGAACGACTGCACATGGAAATCGTGCATCAGGCGTTCGAGAAGGCAAGGATGGCGTTAAATGACTGACAATATCAATCCATCGCATTACAAGGATGGCCCGTTCGAATGCATCGAACTATCCAGTTTGCTCAGCTTCGACTGGGGCAACGTAGTTAAATACTGCTACCGGTGGCGCGACAAGAACGGTGTCGAAGACCTCAAGAAAGCACTCTGGTATGCGAAGCACGCAATCGATAACAACGTGCCGTTCCTTGCCATGTACCTCGGGCCGGACAGCGACATTATCACAGCCAGACCCATCAGGCTTTTCGGCATTCTAGAAGCCGAGAACTGGGCCGATCTCGAACCATTCTGGAATGAAATCAAGTGGGGATGCTACAAGAAGGCGGCCAAAGTGCTGACCGAAAAGATCAATGAAATCGAAAAGGAAGGAAAGTAATCATGGAACATATCGTGCAGTTCGCCATCAACATTGACGACAAGGCCATCCAGAACCGTATCGAGGAACACGCCTACACGGACGTGCTCAACAAGCTCACCAAAAACGCCGTGGACAGTGTTTTCTCATACACCAACGCGTATTCGCGGGACACCATGTGGAGGAACTTGATGGAGGACGCTTTGCAACGCTTCCTCGAAGAACGCAAGGACGAGATCATCGACAAGGCCGCGAACATGCTCGCCGACCGGTTCCAACGGACGAAGAAGTATCGGGAAGCCATGGGCACCGCCATCGAAAAGGACGGTGAGTGATGGATAAGACGCGTGTGGCCCTCACGGCGATCAGCTGCATCACGGTGGTCTTGATTTTATTCATTTGTGGAATGTCACCCAATATCGACAAGAAGACCAATGCGGGTTTTCAAATGGAAACGGTCAAGACCGGTGACGTGACATGGGCCTGTCTGAAGCATAACGGCGAATACATCGGCTGCAACACCGTGGAGACGGTCAAATGAATGTTTTCGCAGGCAAGACCGGCTACATCGTCTGGCCGCAAGGCGATACGGGAGTTCACACATGCCGCGTGTACGACTCACTGGATGAAGCTGAGAGCGCGGCACGTTCCAAAGCCGACTTCTACCACAGGGCGTATGAGGTGCGTACCGCTTATGAGAGTCCGGCAAGAACCATCAGAACAATCAACCCAAGGAGACACCAATGAGCGACAGAGTGAAAGTCGGCACGAGCAAGGTCACGTTCCGTGTGCGCGCGTTCGACTATCCGCAGATCGAGCTTGCATCCGTCGAAGTGGATGTGCCGATGTACACGAAGACGGACAACAAGCTCGACAACATGCAGCAGGGACATGTCACGGCGGACGTGCCGGACGGTTTCAACGAGAAGGTCAAAGACGCATTGCATGTGTTCGCGGACACTCTACAGGCATCGTTCAACGAAGAAGGAGAGTGAAATGTTGAGAAGCATTGATTTCAAAACAATGCCTTATCTATTCACTAACAAGGCTGGCACTTGTCTGACCGTGGAGTTCGACGGGAGGGAACTGGATAGCATCTACAAGCAGGTGAAGGCCATGTACGATCAGGCGCATTCGTCTGATGACATGCCCACCGAACCGGGCTGGTATGTGACTCGGGATGGTGAAGACCTGTTGAGTTTCGACGGTGACGCTTGGCACATTCACAATATCGACTGTGATGCGCAATTGTTCGTTGACGGGGATTTGGAAACGATGGACTGGAGTGTGGTCAAACGCACGTTCGATGCTGACGCTTTCCCGCTGATACCAGTGAATCTTAACGATACATCTCGTGCGGAGCGTCGGTTGACCAACCTCACCAACTTTTTGCACACGCTCATTCATGAGTGTGAGACAGTGCGGGACAACCCATCTTCCGACAAGCATACGAAAGACATCGAGAATGCCGTCTGCGGGACGGGAATCAACTTCGGCAAAGACCTGCTTGCACGATTGGAAAACGGGGTGTTCGACCATGAATGTGCATGACCATATCACCGACTGGCAGCACCTGCCATCGTCATTCCTCGCTGGCAAGCGTGCGATAGCCACCACCGTTGAGGGAACCACTATCGACGGTTTCCTCCAATCGATGACCACGAAGTTCAGTAACGGCAGCGGCAGCATGGTGCAACTGTTTTTCGGGGGAGTGTTCCAGCCGGTCATCATCAGTCTCAACGGTGGTGAGAACCAACTATGCAGAGCATACGATTCGATACTCATACTCAACGAGGTGAAGCAGTGAACAACGAATACGCGAAGTGGAGGACGGTTCTTGACTGCCTGTATCCTCGTGCGTTCCCGCTTACACCAACCACTGCGCCATATCCGTTGAAGGGTGAGTGATGTTCGGACGGAAGAAGAAAAAGCAGGAGGAGCCGAAAAGTTACCTCAGATGCCCATACTGCGGTCACGCGCCGATAATTGTCACCGGCAAATGCACGTATCACAATCCACGTCATACTGTCTACCGGTATGAGTGCGTATTGAAGTGTCTTCAAGGCGAGGTCTGTTGGACTGCCGAAGATGCGTTCAACTCGTGGATACGCGCTGTCGCACGCTATTACGACGCAGAGGAAGCTATCAGACAATTCTGCAAGGAGAGGAAATCATGAGTCTGGCTGATGTTTGCTGGAATATTTCAAGCGTGTTCATCGTCATCACATTGGGAGTGATAGCGATACTCTGCGTGCTCATGCTATTAGGCGTATTCGTATGCATCTTCGACCATGACGATAACAACAAGAACGATAAGAACAGTAAAGGAATAACAAATGGCTACGAACGTTACTGAGAAAGACAAGACACTGCATGAGGTCATCGACTTTCTGCAAAAAGAGTGGGATGCAGCTAATGACGTTTCTGATAATCCAGACGAAGAAGTGTACGACTTTTACGACGGAATGACGACGGCTTACGAGCATGTAATCAATTACTGCCGTCACCTGCTCGGCTACAGCGGCTCCATGCTGTCCTGCCTCACCTACGAGGACACGGACAATAGCGACCCATCCGATCAGCCCCAGGTGGGCGACTACGGCGTGGCAGTCCGCAAGACCGCAGACGGCCAGGAGGAAATACCCTTCCACATCGAACGGGAGGAACGCACCGGACTGCCAGTCGCACTCCTGAACGAACGACTGTATGCGAAACCGGAAGACGATATAAAAGACGGCCTGTATGTGAGCCTGTTCCAGCTCTATCTGGACGGCTTTATGTTGAGTCGGACGGGCCGAAAGCGGAACAAAGACGCGGAGGCATAGTCATGTGGTTCAAACGCAGACGCAACGAATTCGGGTGTCCAATGTGCGGCAGACTACCCAAAATCGTTAAGAGCCATACACAGGATGGGGATTACATCAAGTCGATATACCGGCTTCAATGCCCCCGAAAGCACCTCTCTACAAACTGGTACAGCGACCCTATGGATGCAAGCATCCAGTGGAAACACGTAGTGGACGAATACAAGAGGAAGGACACGAAATGAGCGCGTATCAGCCTGTTCTTGACCCCGCCTGCGGCGGCCGAATGTTCTGGTTCGACAAATCGGATGATCGCGTGCTTTTCGGTGATGTGCGGGATGAAAGCTGGGAATTGTGCGATGGGCGTAGGTTCGATGTCAAGCCGGACATGCTGATGGACTACCGCGACCTGCCGTTCCCCGACGGGACGTTCCGCATGGTGGTGCTCGACCCGCCCCACCTGCGCAATGCGGGGGAAACGAGCTACATGGCGCAGAAATACGGTTGCCTCGACCAAGAGACGTGGAAAGCTGACCTCAAGACCATGTTCAGCGAGTGCTTCCGCGTCCTGAAAGAGCATGGAGTGTTGATTTTCAAATGGAATGAGACACAGATACCCGTATCGCAGATTCTCAAGCTCACAGCGCACAAGCCACTCTTCGGCAACAAGCAGCCGAACCGCACGGGAACACACTGGATTGTCTTCATGAAGGAGGACGCGAAATGAATAAACGGTACAAGGTTTGCCCACTTTTTTGGAGTGATTACGGCGATGAGCGCACCTTGATGAATATGGGTGTGTTTGAAAAGTTGCTGAACGAGGGTTGGAAGATTCTGCGGGTGGATATCATGCCACCAACGGAATTGAGTAATAACGCCGTTACCGCGACGAACGTCTACATCCTTGAGAGGGAGGCTAATGATGATTAGTCAATACGACAAGGACATGTGTTGCCTGTATATCGCTGAGGGAATGAGCCGCATCTGGAGCCAGCAAGGGGGGAACCAAGAGGTTCCCCGAATACTTGAATCATTGGCCGATAGGAAGCTCATGAAGCGTGTCCATGGCGGGTATGCGATCACGCTCAAGGGCCTGTTGGCAGTCAAGGTGTGGAGACTTCACCTGTTCCTGTTCCATCACGGTGAATACAAGTACTTCAGGAGGAAGAAATGAGCAGGGCTGAGACCACCGCCATGCTGTCCAAGCTGGTGGAGAAGAGGTTGAGGAATCAGACCGCTTTTTGGGCGAGCGAGGTCAATTTCGACCGTAACACGCCCGACGAAAGGCGCGTGGACTACGTGGGCTTCAAGCCCTGGAACATCAACGGTGAGCCGGTGCCCGCAAGCGTCGAGAAAGGCTGCTTCGAGTTCTACGAGGTCAAGTCATGCATGGCTGACTTCACTAGCGGCAACGGACTGACGTTCTACGGCGATCAGAACTATCTGGTCTGCACGAAGGAACTGTGTGACGAGATCGTATGGCAGAAGATGGTGCCGCCGCGAGTGAACGCGATTCTGACACCGGATTCGACCGGCTCGAAACTGATTCTCGACTATGTGCAGTCCTACAACGACCTGTCATACAGGAGGCGTCCGGCAAGCGAAATCCTGTGGGCCATGGTCAAAGCTGACGGAAAGAGGACTAATTGAGCATCATGCTTGACGAGGCCAACGCTTACGAGCGTGGCATGGATGATGATTTGACTTTTCAGACGGTTCGTGAGCTTGCCGGTACAGCGTACATGGCCGGACGTTCCGCTCCACCAACCGACGCCGAGGTGGAGGCCGTGGCGAAACGGCTCTGCTGGAACAGCTGCGAATGGGATGGCATTGAAAGCGACTATGTGGCGAAGGACGAAGACGATGCATGGGATTACGCCGGTGAAATCTGCGGATATCAGGAAGACTACATCGCGCGGGCGAAAGAAGTGCTCGAAGTGGCACGTAAGGCGGTGACGGAATGAAGGCTGTTTTGATTGTTTTCACCATTGTCTTCGGTTTGCTTTCTTTCGCGTCGTTTGCGTCGATCGTCGCGTTGTTCATCGCCGACTGGATGGCAAAACACTTCTAGACCACATTCAAACCCGTCGAAATCGACGGGATAAGACAATCAAGGAGACGAAATGATAGGAAACAAGAATATTCAACGAGGGCTAATGGCCGTGCTTATGGCCGTAGCGATGGTTTTCCCGCTGGCCGGATGCGGGAACGAAGCGGATGCTGACGATGTTGAAGGCGGTAGTGACTGCATTGATGTGCGAGGCGACTTCGCTGTCGATGAGTGCAGAATCGAGTTGCACGACGGTAGGGCCGTTACATGCATCAGTTTCAACGTCTACAAGGGGGGAGGCGGTCTTTCCTGCGATTGGGACAATGCTAGCGGCAAGGACGGGGAAACGAAATAATGGAACATGAGCTAATCCCCGTATACACGAAGTTCAACGGTAACGGTGTGCGCGTGCAGAATGATTCTAAACTCATCGACTATCTGGACGATGGGTGGAAAATCATCAACGTCACGGCAGCGAACCCACTGGCATTGGACAATGAGGCCGTCGTACTGTACGTGATCGAGAAGGAAGGGAAATGAGCACGTATCCGTCTTATCGAATCCGTCAGCAAGTGCTCGACATGGATGCGATGGGGTACGATGCGAACGAGATCAGCCGCCTACTCGACATCGACAAGCGGCTCGTGCTCGACATCGAATCCCACCGGCTCCAACAAGACGACCATCCACAACAGGTTACGGAACAGCCAACGTTAATCTGACATGCACCCTATACTAGACAAGTCGCCCAACGGTTGCAAATAAAAGGGTTGAGGCAACAAGGCCGAACACACCCAAAACGCAACCAAGGAGCCAACACTTGACGCAAACCACATGCGCGACATGCTGGAAGACAACCGACGACAAGCATATCCTCTGCGCATCCTGCGAAACCCAACTCCAATTCGATTTGCAATGGTTCGAAAACCATTTGCAAGACCTCGAATGGCGCACCAACCGTATGGACAAGACAGGCAACGGTGGAGGCGGCGGACATAATGGACTCGCCACCTCCCCGGCCCCATTACGCGAGACCGCGTTCGAACTCATCGAAGGCAACGGCATGGACGATAATCCAAGCCTCCGTGACATCGCCAACGAATACGCGCGATGCCTGAACGTGACCGCTCCACGCGACCGGAAACTGGAAACCCTCATCCGCAGCATCCGACTCACGGACAAGTGGAAGACCAGCAAGGCGACACCAACCTACATGCGAATCATCCACCGTATCCGCCGCAAGGCCCAAGAGCTTCTGGACTTCACCCTCGAAGACCAGATCATCATCGGCGAATGCCCGACCGAAGACTGCCATCACATCGTGAAAGTCATTCCAAACGCCGCGTTCGCGCCGAAATGCCCCGACTGCGGTCAAGTGTATCCAGTATCCGCCATCCGTGAGAACAGGCGACGCAAACTCCTATCCACGCACATCACCGGCACTCAGACCGAAATCCGCAAACTGCTACTGCAATGCGGCATCATCGTCAAACCCGGCACCATGCGCAGTTGGGTCAGCAGGGGAGACTTGGAACCCGTCGCACAGGTCAAGGACACTCGCAAGCAACGCTACCGGCTGTCCGACGTGTACAGGCTCGCCGTCAGAAACCCCGAAAAGGAAACGAACATTTGGATGCTCCTACAGGAGGAACAGGCATGAACATCGACCTCTCCAATCCGCCATACGCGGTCAAACTCAACGAACTCGGATTCGCATACTCGTACACCGACCGTGAGAAAGGCGTCATCGTCTACACTCATGCCGAACCCAGACTGGTCGGCTCTCCATGGATTAACTGTTGGGATGACATGGAATGCATCATCGACTTCGAGGATGCGAACTGCATGAAACCATCTTCATTCACGTTCAAGAACCTTCGCAACGGCGTCAGCAAAACCATTATGGCAAGCAACCTCGCCACCGTGGAAGAGGTTACGCGTTGACCACCATCACCATCACCGACGACAATGGTCGTTCGACCACCTACCGGGTGGATGGCGAGATCAAACATTGTGTAGACCAATTCCATTCGCATGGCATGTTCGGCATCAACCTCACCGACCGCCGCCGACTCCACACACTCCAATTCACCACAGGTAAGGATGAAGCATGAAAGTCTACGTCGTCACTGCGAACGTTATGGACAGGGACGAATACAGGGATTACACGCTCAAACCGGTAGATAGGTGGTACCCGTATTTCACCATGAGGGAGAGAGTGGCTGACCAATACGGCGAGTACGTGAGCATCATGGGCGTTTATTCCACATTCGAGCAGGCGGAACATCGTTGGGATGAACTCGACCGTGAAGGCTTCGACGTTCTCCCGATCATTGAATGCGTTGTGGACGCGAACTGCTGGGAATACATAGGAGTCTACGCGGAATGAAGATTGTCAATCCGAAAACCGGGCACAAGATTGTTTTTTAGTTTAAGTGTTTGAAGAATCGAGGGGTATGATGTCTGATGGGATTAAAATTTTTTCACTTGAGACTATCTCTGGTGATTCTTTATTGAATGCATATCTGGATGTTTTTACGCGGTTTTATCCAGATTTTGATGAATGGTTTATGCGAAAAGTGGTACCTAATTTGGGTGTCACTCGTGAGATTTTTCTGGCAAAAATTGGAAAAGATATAGCGGGAATTTGTATAATTAAAAATTGCGAACAGGAAAAGAAGATTTGTTCTTTGCGTGTTTTTGAGCCATACCGTGGACAAGGTGTCGGTACGGCTTTAGTTAAACATGCGTTGGATGTTCTGAAGGATGATTATCCTCTCGTGACTGTGCCAGAGGAGTCTCTAACGCAGTATAAGCCTTTCTTTCGAAAGTTTAAATTTCAATTAAAAGATTCATATGATGGCTATTATCGCCTTGGTAAAAAAGAATATGCCTTTAATGGCTTTTTATAGGGGGAAGGAAGAATGAGCAAGATCAATATGACGGAAAACACCACCAGTAAATCAACGAACGAACTGTTTATGCGCGTGTTGCAAGTCGAATCACCGGAACTGTTCGACGGAAGCGACGATCAGCCGGTACGAGTAGTCGGCTACGATTATTCGCCATTCTGCGAAGCAGTCTGCGAAACCTGTGGCGATGACCCCGAAATGCTGACCATCGCATTCGAGACGAAAAGCGGCGAACGTTACAGCGAATACTACGACTATTTTGGACTGCCGAACATTTTGGAAGCATTGGGTAAATGGGATAAGCAGTATGGGATGGATAATGAAATAGGGCGGTGTTAAGGATGAAGTGGTTCACTAGTGACTTGCATTTCGCGCATCCGTTCGTGGCCGCGCTGCGCGGATACGCGCTACCCGGATACGCTAAGGATGCATCGATCAAACAACAAGCCGAACATGAGCATAAGCCGCTCAAGAACTGTGTTAACTGGCGGAAGCATGATGCCGACATCATCAGAAGCATCAACACGTATGTTGGCGAGGAAGACGAACTCTACATCCTCGGAGACATCAGTTCCGGTGGTACGTGGAGCGTAGACCAAGCGATAATGCGCATCCAAAACCTGCATGTACCACGCAAGAACAGGCATCTGATTCTCGGCAACCACGAACTGCACAGTTCCAGTCGCACGTTGGAAAAGTTGGCAAGCGTGTTCGGGGAAGTCGGAAGAGTCAGCATCACCGAAATCAGAGACGGGTGGGGCAACAATCCACACACGGTATTTTTAAGCCACTACCAATGGCGCGAGGACTTCACGCAAAGCAAACCGCTAAGCGCAGTCTCAACCAATTGGAACGCGCCGGAATTAGCCGAATACGCGATACCACGCATGAACAACATGCTGCTCCTGCACGGACACACGCACGCGCATGACCCGCTTGAGTTCGGCAGGCATCACAATGAGATCAACGTCGGATTGGACGCATGGCGTTTCGAGCCAGTCAACGAAGCCGAATTGGTGGACAACTGGCTACAAACCGCGTCAAGCGCCGTCTGAGCGGTCTACAATGGCACACGAATGGGGGGCGGATTCAAAAACCGCCCCCACTATTTTTCAGTAAATAGCACCGTTGGATTTCAAATCATCCATTATTCAAGAATCTCTGCAATCCATCGCCAGCCTTGCCATTCAGCCTGCGACGGGACATGTCGTAATAGTCGAGCATCTGCGGACTGTTCCACCCCGCTGCGGCCATGATGTCCCTGTCCGGCACGCCAGCGTCACGGGAGAGCGTGCAGAACGTCCTCCGCAATGAATGCGGCGAAATATCCGGCACGCCCTGAAACTAAACAATCGAAACCGGCAGACGCGACTAGCGCAACCCGCCGCAAATGTCCTTCACACCGGTGAGATAATCCAACTCGCCCTCGAAATCATGGCAACTCGTCGAAAGCTCACCATCACGACAGCTTTCATCCGCATAATACGAGAAGTTGACGCAAAGAGGGAAATTAGGATCGATACCCACACAGCATGCCGTACCATCCATGAAAACCACCTTGATAGTGTCCTCGGGACACATGCCGGATATGATTTCCGTATCCTTGACGTTCAACCCGTGATTGTAGATCTCACTCGAAAGCTGATAAAGATCAATTTCACAGATTAGGTACGCGCTCCGGTCGAGTTCCGTCACATCCACGAACGTATCCGGCTGCGGGCCGTCTTCAGCGAAGTCGCCGATACCGGCCACCATGTCGTTCGCCTGCTCAATGCAGTAATCGACGTCCTCCACAATGTAAGCAAGCTCTGGGCCGTCAACGGTCTTCAACCTGCCGACATCATAAAAATCAGCAGACCAGTCGAGGCCGTACTGCGTGTTTTCCTCATCCCACTCGCGGATAGAGATTTCCACTGCCTTGCTGTTGTCAATAAGTATAGTCATTTCAGATACTCTCTTTCCAGCCCCCTTGCTAAAATGAGAGGGCTCTAGTTAGTTAGATTGGTAATAATTACTGAGCAATCGAGCCGGATAGCTGCAACTATCCGGCTCAACTTATTCGTGAGCGGGCATGGCCGTAAAGACGCATGCCCGCCCTAGCGGATCACTTAGAATCCGCAGAAGATTCAGAGTCAGAATCATCTTCCAATAGTTTGCGGGGATTCTTGACATGCAACGCGTCACAGATGCGCACGGCGACTGCGAGACTCATGCCACCAGCGGAACGCTGTCCGGTCTCGAACGCAGCCACACGAGGTTGACTGACTCCAACCTTGTCGGCCAGCTGCTGTTGCGTCATGCCGCGCTTCAACCTGAGTTCCCTCATGCCCATGTCAGTATCCTTCCGTCAGAAAATCCACAGGGTCGCATCGCAACGCCTCAGACAATCGTAACGCCGTCCGCAAATACATTTGCGCAACAGGACGATAACCGGTCTCGAACCAAGAGATGTTCGGACGGGCGACACCACTCATGCCAGCCAACTGCGTCTGCGTCAACCCACGGAACAAGCGGATGTTTCTCAAGCCGACGACGCCAGCCGACACGCCACCGCGCCACACATGCTCATCGGGATACAAGTCCAACACGTTGCAATGCAGTATCCGCGCCAGCGACGCCGCCGTGCCCAGAAACATGTTCCGGGCATCATCATCGACGGTCTCATACCGGCTCAACCTCGGCATGTCATAGCCGGTCAACGCGCTCAACTGCTCCAACGTGATGTTCGAACGTTTCCGCAGCTCACGCAACCCCATGCCACACTCCTTTCCGATCAAAAACACCATATCATCGACGGCTGGGGGACGCCGCCGACATCAATCAATCCAATCCGTATCCCAATCCAGCATGTCCAACGGGACCATGCAGCCACCGGAACACTGGACGTACAGCCAGTTCGAATAGCCCATGCGAGCCGCCCTCACGCCACGGAACCATTCGCCAAGCCACTCGCACAGGAGCGACAGCAGCGAACGACGACGCCAGAACGACCTGCCGGACGCATAATCGAACCCATCATATTCAGCGATAGGGGAGAAGACGCCACGTTTGCTCACTGTTTTTCCTCCTTGGTCCAAGGGATAATCTGATGCAACAGGTACGCCGCCGTCGTCAACTGGTCATAAGCGGCCAGCACGTAAGCCGAATCGGGAGCGTTCCCACTCCCAAGATTCGACAGCAATCGGACGGCCTTCAACGACTTGCCGACCACATTCGCGCACACGTCGGAATCATGGGCGTCCATCACACATGCCCCTCATCGTCGGCCTCCGTGTAGAACACGAAGTCAATGTCGTAATCAGAGGAAGCGTCGTATTGCTCACCGATTTCAATGGGAGTCAGCCCGCCCAATACTTCCGTGGTGAAATTCCAATAGTCATCGGAATGCGCATTGTCGTGCAGAAAGAACACCCACTCGCACCATTCGGGAAACGCGGACCAGAACTTCCGCCAATCCTCATAAGGCACGTAGTCGCCGAAATCATCGATACGGTAGACACCCTCGCAAGGTTCGAAACTCTTCTTGATGAAATGGCTCAAACCGGTGTTCGCCATGACTTCGATATCATTCACGACATCCTCGCCAATCGGCTCATCCAACGGCATTGCCTTCAACCCTTCAATGGTTATCATCATTCTTTCCTTTCAATCGATACGAAACTCTTCGCCATACTTGACGCAGTGGGCATCCAAATAGGCGTCGAAAAACTCCTGCTCGGAACACGGCGCGAGATTCGCGTGCAACAGCTCCCGCAACTCGTCATCCATGAGATTCACAGCGGCCTCATAGGACACGGGACGCCCATCCCGATCAATAACAACACTCATCGTTCTTTCCTTTCGCTCAGCAGCAGAACTCGTCAGTGAGTTCCACCAGTCTTTTCAACGACGTCCGCATGAGACGCGAACGACAGCCGACACCGGCCAGTTCCAGCCGGTTCGCCATCGCCACGCGCACGGCCTCTCCGCTACTGACAGTGCAACGCGTCAGAAACCGGCCATCGGCACGCAGAACCGCATCCCGATACGCCTCCGCATCGGCCTGAGACCTGTGACGGCGCACGCGGATTGCGCCACCCACATATTCGACGGTCCACAACGCGGCCATGTCAGTCAGCCTCCCCAAGACGGTCGAAAACCTTGTCATACGCTTTCGTCACGCATTCCAAACCCATGCGGTAGACGCTCACGCGATCATGGTCGGACTCCGCCATGCGGCGCTGCCAATCATGCGGGAACGCCACGCTCAACAACGTCTCCCGCACGTCCGGTTTGACAACCTCGATTTTCTGCGGGAACATCGCATCAAAAGTGAGGACACACAAGGCGTAAGCCACCTGCAACGTTCGGTCAGACACGTAGCGGAAAGACTGTTCCGCCACGCGGTCAATCTCTTCCATAGACCACGGAACGGTAGCCGCCAACTTTGCGTACTCTTCCGCATCCTCATAATCCAAGCCGCCATTCATCGAATTGTCCTGAACCGTATCCACCAGGTATTCGTACAGTTCACCGATGATGCCCGCCGTGGAATGGACGAACACAGGCTCAAAATCAATAAAATAACTGCCGAACCACAGGCCGCAGACATGACCGACATAGCCGGTAAGCTCACGCGGCAGCAAGTTGATGTCGATCATCGCGCCACCTCCTCGCCGTTAAGGAAATCAACGAACTTCCGCCGCGCCACACCATCGGCGTCACAGCCCAGCAAATCACTGCTGATGACGTCATAGCCGCAGCCGGTAACGAAATAGAAATACCAATCATCGCCATCACGGCTCAGCCAGCACGAACGCACATGCTTGACAAGACCGTCGTAACGGTCGCACTTGAACCATTCCGCTAGACCCTCAGCCAGAAGCGAGTCGAAAAGGAACCGTCCGACGCAGATTAAGCTGTTCTCCTCATCTTCCACGCGCTCCACGGCCTCATTGTCCAGCCTGTCGTCAAGCGAATAGCCAGCCTCAAGCATCGCCAGATTACGCAGCAGCTCATACGAGTCGATACCGTCGAACGTCTCATGCTCAACGATTTCATCCGCGTTGAACCAAGTGATTTCCTTATAAATGCAATCGTCGAATTTCATGGTATAATCTCCCTTGCAATTAGATTTGATTGATTGATTGCATGGCCGGTCGCAGTCCTACCTGAGACCGGCACTTTCATTTCCCTGTGCCGCCCCACGACAGCACCTTGCCGCCGTCAACCAGCACGTAAGACTCACCGGCATGATTGCCTACAGCATCAGCCCGCCACTCGCAGATACGCTCGTAGCCGCCAGCCATACTGCCGTCTTCCATACCGCACTGGGGGATATCCGACAGCGACGTGTAGCCAGCCAAGTCGGCCTGACCATAGTCAGCCGTCGCATACGTCTCACGCCACCAATTCCATTGCTGTTCAGGCGTCCCATGAGGGTCAGCCACCGGCACGGGATTGCACATCGGCGAACACGCCACGGCGAACGCCGCCACACCTACGGCCAGCAGTCCAGCCAGCTTCACACCCTTACGCATTCCGCTTACCTCCCTTAGCGGTCTCGATATAGCCCGGAAGCTTTTCCACGTCGAAATACATGTCGCTCGACACCGGGTCGGCATCATCCCGCCACGCCTCAAACACGGCATCACGGTCAGCTCCGCCCAACATGCCGTCAGACACCTCGCCATCGAAGTAATCCCGCAGCCACGCGTCCTCACGCCGCTCGTAATCGGATTCATCCAACACAGGGTAGTAGCGCCCGTCCTTGATAATCATGTCTATCGCATATTGGACGACGGCCTGATCCGACAGTCCGCCATACCCGTCCGTCAACTCAATTGCATAGCCGACACCGCAGAACGCGCGCGGCACATAACCGTAATCGGACAGCCACCGCACGGCAGTCTCGATATTGCTTTCATCTAGCGCGTTATCGAAGTACAGCAGCCGCGAAGCCCGATACGTGTAATCGTTGAACACAGTGTCGGCCACGCGGATACCCCGCACCCATTCCAGAATGTCCGGCAGCACGTCATCGAACGACGGCAGACCAGCGTAGTCGATACCGTCCCATGCGTCACGCAGCTCCTCGTACAAGTCGGCGTCCTCGGCCGTATCCTTGCGAATCCAATGCACATACATTTCTTTTTCCTCACTTTCAGATTGATTGATTTTCAGCGAGACAACGTCAGAGACAGGTCTGTATACCACAGTTCCAAGTCGAGAGCCTTAAGCGCCTTGCACGCGGCCACATAGTCGCCCGAATCCATGCATTCGCCAAACTGCTGCGCATAGGCGCACGTCTCAACGTCATCGGAAGATATGAATTCCAGCAAGTCGTCAAGGCCAGGCCATGCGCCCTCAGAATCATCGATAGTGCATTCCTCATGGCTGTACAGGTGCCACGTCATACCGTCGAGATTCCAGCAATCCGACCCTTTGCCGTCCAGTATGTCGCCTAACGTCTCAGGCCAATCCATGAACTCGTAATCGGCAATGACGCTCAGGCTTAGATTGTGCGCGTCATACAAGTCGGCCAGCCGTCCCCAGTCGGCTTCGGCGGAACCGTGGTTGTACACGTCCCATATGCCCTTAATCTCGTCGGCCATATCCTTGTACCCGGACGGCGGCACCGGACTATCATTCCCACGCATGTACGCAAGGAACTCAGGCGACGGCGCTGTGATAACGTCAAGGCTGCAACCGTCCAGACCGTCCGGGAACTCGGCACCATTGCATGAATACAACTCCAACGTGCTGCCGGACTGTTCGGACTCGTGCAAACCATGACGCCCCGCCATGACGTCGTAAAAATCATCAACGGAATTAAACCCAGACATGATTACCCACTTTCATAGAGATAGAGAATGCTGATTAGCCGCCATACGACGGCACAGTGCGCGGGTGAGGAATCGCACCCCACAAAACCCCGCTAGGCCGCGCCATAGCCCACAGAGGGCTACAAGTCAGATGAGTTTCAGGAACGAACGCGGCACCACGCGCTCGAAATGGTAAAAATCGTAAGCATCGCCACTATGCGACGTCATGGTGAACCCGTTCGCCGTGAAAATGTCGATAATCGTTCCCATGCCGCACGCGTTCGCGTTCATCTCCCAGCCGTAATCGCAACGCTTCAGCCCATATAGCGTTCTATCGGAACCGTTGTATGGAATCGACGCATACGTGTGCTTGAATCCACGCCACATGAGAAACGTCTGCCACAACGGCAACTCACGCATGGCTTCATCCACCGCCGCAGAGAGTTTGTCATACCCACAGCCGGACGCATGGCCGGAACCACGGTCACGCCTGACAGTAACGCCATCCTCGGCCAGTAGTGCGCCAACGGTAGCGGTAGGACACATTCCCCACATCGCACTGCGCCGCCATTCCACGCTGATGTCCACAGATAGTTCGATCTTCCCAGTCATAATAAACACCTCACTTGTATTGTTGACTACAATTAGTTCGCGTCATGTAGGATTCAAGCCGTGCGACGCATGACTCATCGCCCGGAACCCGATGCATGTCAAGCCACTGCTCAGCCGTGACCACGGCGTAACGCTCGCCCAGCTCGCCGTTGCGCTTGACATTGCGGCTGACCACATACACCACGCCGTCAACCCACCTTATGGCGTCGGCATTCCACGCGACACCACACGGCTCAATGCCATGAGCGTGCTGGAAATTCCACGCGCGATTACGCCGCGCAATCTGCGTAGAACGCATATCCTTGCACCATTGCACGAGATTGTCATAATCAGACATAGCTCCCCCTTTATTTAATCTTATTGTATTGTTGACTACACAAGTCAAACGAGATTGACATAATCACACATGACCGTATTCCAACCGGCATCCCCAAAAGCGCACGTGCCAACCTTAGCCATAAGGGCCTTAGTCATAGGGCATGGCGGCAGCGAACCGGAAACAGTGGTATCCCACAATGGCACACACACCACCTTGTAGACATATCCGGTATTCGTCTCACAGTAGACGGAGACACGACGGCAACTGGCGCGAACGCGCGTAATCCGAACATCAGGCGCGAAGTCGCTTGCAAGATCGACATACGTGGACCGCATTGCCGCAACGCGAAACGCCGCAATAAGCGCATGACGTACCACAGATCCCGCCGCCGAGGTGCCTACAAATTCAAGCTCCGGCATTTCACGCACCCAAAGGCGTGATACGTAAGGCGGTAGGGACTCACACGCCGTAGTGAGACAGTCGCGAACGATTTTTACAGCCATTTCTTCGTTGGCATCCATAATAAACCCCCTTAAGGTCTAGTGTTGATTGGTTAATTGCGTGCCACTAGAGGGTATCGCACCCCCTCATGGTCTAAACAGTGGCGAGAGGGGCGCAACCCTTGCGGATTACGCCCGTGAAGATTTGTTTTTGGCTAACACCACCCGCAAAGTGGCGCAGGGGCGCATACGCACCCCCTATAGACTTTTAATGTCCGCATAGTCCCCGAACTACGTTCGTGACCAACCGCCATAAAGCAATTGACGGGCGCTACGATATGTCTACCCTCGCAACCCGTTACGCCGTGGTTTACAGTCAATGCCGCCAACCACGCTCACGCATGGCGAAACATTGACATTGCCACCTATCTATCGGCCTATCCTCATTGGCGGTAGTCTCTCACACTACGCCAAACGTCGGCGGTACCCCCTTACGAGTTCTCGCGCTCAACATTGTCAATCGAGTTCACGCGCACTGCCTAGGCAAAACCGACACTGTCAGCCACGTCCACATAGTGGACATTATGCACACACCCCGAAAAACGCCGCCACCTAACCCCCAAAAAAGGGGTGAAGCTCAAACTACCGGCCTTCGGTAACACTCTTCATTTGTCAAACACTCGCAACACTCGCAAACTGACGCACTGCACCTCAGCACAGCGGCCAACGTTCCAACACATGGCGGCTTCGTTGTGCGCACACTCTGCGCACCACCTGACCATCTCAGGCCGGGCTATGCGACGCCTAGGCGTCTAACCGTCGCGGCTTCATTTGCCGGTTGCTGTCAATCGGTTGCGAGTGGCGTGGTCTAGAGTGTCGCGCCAACCTCGCTAGGCTGACTGCCTAACCGGTTGATAGCTTCACTGTACATAATCAATTGGTTATAAGCAAATTGAGAAAACAGACCACGCCGAAACGTTGGAATAACGCCACTCTACCGGCGTGTCGAAACACAGTAAGAGGGTAAACAAAACGAAAAAAGAGACTGGATAGCACGAGAAAAAATAAAGTCAAGCAAGATACCAAAATACGGACAAAAATATTAGAGCGAGATAGATATAAATAATAAGGCATACGACACAATGACGCGCATACGTACAACTGTACGAACGAACGTTTGTGCTATCGAACGAACGTTCCAACCGGGGCCGGGGAAGGGTCCCCCGGGGTGGGACCTCAGGGCCGTCGGGTCAATGGTAGAAATAGTGCGCGCCGTCTGAAAAAGTCCGCGCATGAAACGTGACATGACAACGACGATGTTGGGTTCACGTTGAAATCGTCTTCAGCATACCACGCGACACGCCGTATTCTACGCCGTTTCCATTGCAACGTTGACGCAACGTTGGGGGTGAGTATGCTGTCGCATGTCGGAATGAATTTTGGAGGACGCGTGGCGTCATTGTGGGTGTCATTCCGGCAAGCGGTTCGGTGGTGCTCCTTGTCTCTTGGTTAAGGATTCCGACCGTTGGGACGTTTGTGTTCATAAGGAGCACCGCTAGGGACAGTTGGCTGAGTCTGGTTTAAGGTAGTCGCCTCGAAAGCGACCGACTCTAACGGGTCCGGGAGTTCGAATCTCTCACTGTCCGCAGATGGCATCTTCCTAGGTAAGGTGCGATTCGGTTTCAAGTCCAATGCGGGAGGCTTGTTGGTACCGCCGTTTGATCTCGCACATGGTTCCTATCGCTCTTGTGGGAGTGTTAGTCGCGCGTGGTTTTCTGGCTCTCTTGCCTATGCGTGGTGAGTTGCCGGTTCGAATCCGGCTGGGGACCCTTTGAGGATGGATGAATCCCGGAATATAGTTGTGTGTTTTGGATTGTCCGTGAGATTTGCGTCCATCCTCGCATATGGCATTGGTGCAACTGGATAGCATGGCGGTCTCCAAAACCGTCGATGTTGGTTCGAGTCCAACATGCTGTGCTCAGCCTACCCACATGTTGTGGGAAAGGTCTTCGGAGTCGTCTTGTGGCGGCTCTAGTTTCAGCTGACCCGCCTAGTTTGCGGGAACAGTCTCCTGAGTCGTTGCGGCGGCTCTTGCTTTTGGATGCTTGGCAGAGTGGCTTATTGCACCACCTTGCTAAGGTGGCGACCGGGAACGGTCCGGGGGTTCGACTCCCTCAGCATCCGCGCGCCGTGGCTGGCGGTAAAAAGCCATTTTTTGCCATTGGATTTCCTTTTGGCGGTTTGGGTTAGATGACGGGCGATCCCCATGTTTTTGGTGAGTGTGGCGTGGGGGTTGCCTGTTCTTTTGCTTTGGTGGCGGAATGGTAGACGCGGCGCACTCAAAATGCGTTGTCCTGTGACGTGAGGGTTCGATTCCCTCCTGAAGCACTGGGGAGTGGTGATGACCAACGATTGGAATAAGTCGCATCGTAAGGAACGGTTCAATCCGGGTTGGGAGCGGACGCGTCGTGAGGTGTTGGATTATTACGGGTGGCGTTGCCAGTATCCGGTGATCGGTGATGATGGCGTGTTGCGTCCGTGTGGCGCTCATGCGAATGAGGTCGATCATATCATTCGTGCCGAGGATGGTCAGCCTGATGATGATTCTTGGGATAATCTTCAGGTTCTTTGTCGTGCTCATCATTCTTATAAGACTGGTTTGGAGTCGGCTGACGCGCGGCGAAGGAAAAGGGTTGAGCGTGAGGAGGCTCGTTGGTACAGGCATCCCGCGTTCGGTTAGCTGAGGGTGAGTGCAGTGTGAATGGGTGTGATGGGCCTGTTCATGCTCATGGGATGTGTAGGTCTCATTATGATCGTTGGCGGCGTAGTGGCAGTGGTGCCCGTAAGCGTCGTATGAGTCGTGCGTGTTTGGCGTGTGGCTCTTTTTTTGAGACTGAGCGTCGGGACAAGGCTTTTTGTTCGGCTCGTTGTCGTAAGCGTTTCCAGCGTTTGAAGGCTGAGGGTGCGGCTCCCAATCGTACTCCGCAGCCGTTGAAGTCGGTGTTGTGGGAGCCTCGGTCGAATGCCCGTGTCGGGCGGCGGGGGAGTGTTCCTGCTGGTTTTTGGACTGCCGAGGACGAGTGGAACGCGTGTTCTCATACGTGTCCGGTTTGTGGGTTGCCGCTTGACCGGTCGGTTGATGTTTTGAGTGATGATTTTCCGGTTGGTGCTTGGCGTGTGCCGTTGGAGCAGGGTGGTGAAAACTCGTTGGCTAATCGGATTGTCGTTCATCGCAGGTGCGCGTAGTGCCGTAACGGGCTTCGCGCTTGTCGTCCCGTAATGGGGCTTTGCGGGGAGTGATGTTATGGGCAGGAAGACGAGTGATTCCGGTAATCAGGTTTTGGAGATTCCTGATGGGAAGTTGGGGCCTGATTTGCCTCCGGCTAACCAGATTTTCCCCAAGGGTGGGGAGTGGTTGCCGTTGGTTGCTCATTGGTATGAGGAGTATCGGCGTAGTCCGAATGCTTCGATGTTGCGTTCGGCTCCTTCCTGGATGGCTGTCCAGTTGGGTTTCGCGACGATCAATGAGATGCTTTCGACTCGTCGTTATGCGACGTTGATGCCGGTCGTGCGTCAGTTGTTTGACGAGTTGGGTTGGACTCCGGCTTCGATGCGTGCGTTGAAGTTCGATGTGCCGGAGGCCGACGACCATGCCGCTTCGGATGGTTCGAATCATGCTGTGATTCAGGATATCGATGCTTGGCGTCGCAAGATCGAGGCGGCTGGCTGACATGCATTTGATGATTCCTAACCTGACTTATGAGGATAGGCGTAGGAGTCTTGGACGTTTGGCGTTGTGGTGGGTTGAGACGTTCAGTCTCATAGGTCGCGGTGGTGCGACCGGTAAGCCTGTCACTCATAGTCCTGAGTATATCCAGTTCTATTTGAACGCCTATGCGTTGAAGCCGGATGGTCGGCGCAGGTTCAATCGTGTGAGCTTGTGGCGTCCGAAGGGTTGCAACAAGAGTGGCTTGGGTAATGATCTGGCCTTGTTCGAGGCTTTTGGCCCGTGTCGTTTCGACCATTGGGCTAAGCCGGGTGAGACGTATACGTTTCTTGGTCAGACTTACTATTATCTGCCGGGTGAGCCTGTTGGCCGTCCTGTCCAGCGTCCTGAGATTCTGTGTTTGGCTACGTCCGAGGACCAGTCGGGCAATATCTTCGATTCGATTTACTATAACTGCACTTCCGGCCCGTTGGCCCAGTTGCAGGGTTTCGGCATGGAGGTCACGAAGCCCCGTATCGGCTTGCCGGAGGGTGGGGAGATTATTCCCACGACTTCCGGTGATGCGTCGAAGGATGGTGGTCTTGAGACTTTCGCGTTGATGGATGAGGTGCATCTGTATACGCTGCCGAAGCATCATTCGATGTATAAGACGGTTCAGCGTAATCTTCCGAAGCGTTCGTTGGATGCCGACCCTTGGGTGTTGGAGATGACGACGTATTTCCGTCCGGGTCAGAACAGTGTGGCGGAGAACACGTTGAAGATCGCGGAGGATATTCAGGCTGGCCGTTCCAAGCATTATAAGGGCTTGTATTTCGACTATCGGTATTCGACGCTTCCTATCGAGGATTTTCCTGATGAGAAGAAGCTTGAGCACGCGTTGTATGAGTCGTATGGTTCTGCCGCCCATTCGGATGATGGTAAGGATTACATCATTCTTCCTGATGGGCGTATCGAGGCCGTTGATGCCGATGGCTATTCGGTTGAGGGGTTCTCGCTTCGTGATGATGGCGTCGAGCCGGGACCGTCGAAGGATGGTTGGGTTGACATTCATGGTCTGATGGGGCAGATTTACCAGCCTGATTCGGACCCGAATGATTCGATTCGTTATTATTTGAACTCTCGTGCGTCGAGTGAGGATTCGTGGCTTACGGAGCCTGCGATCCAGTCGCATTTGGCTTACAGGGATTTGTATGGCCGTGCGGTCGGCTCGTCGTCTCGTTTGGATGGGGTCTGGAAGGATTTCATTGACGAGGATGAGGAGATCACGCTTGGGTTCGATGGTTCGATTCGTAATGATTCGACCGCGTTGGTTGGTTGTCGCGTGTCCGATGGTCTGCTGTTTCTTATCAAGTTGCAGCAGCGGCCTGATAATGCGGACCCTGATTGGCGTGTTGACCGTGATGGTTTCGATGCCGCCGTGCGTCGTATGTTCGAGAATTACAATGTCATCGGCTGTTTCGCCGATGCGCATTTCTTCGAGTCGATGATTGGCGGCTGGGAGGCTGAGTATGGGCGTGGCATGAAGGTGTATGCCCGTGGCCAGTCTTCGATGATGAAGTTTTGGACGAATAACTGGTCGCAGGATATGTATCGTGCGTTGCAGTGCGCGCATTCGTCGTTTGAGTATGCTCCCGAGCCTGTTGAGGAAGGGGAGCCTGACCCGAATAATATTCTTTTGTGTGCCGACCCGAGGCTTGTGTCGCATTTCCGTAACGCGAAGCGGCGTGAGAAGAGTTGGGGCTATCAGATTCATAAGGAGACGCCTAAGAGTCCGCACAAAATCGATGCGTGCATGGCTGGCGTTTTGGCTTATGCGGCGCGTGAGAAGTATTTGGGCCAGTTCGAGGATGATACTCCGCAGCGGGTGATGCCGCAGCGGGTCTGGTGATTTTTGGAGTGTTCGTATGGCTTCCACATCTTCTAATATGCAAAGTCTTGTTACTGGTGATGACGAGCCTGATGGTGACGGTATGGCGTTGACGCGTCTTGCGACGCGTTTGCAGAATCGTATTCCCGACCTGTGTGTGTTGAAGACGTTTTACGACGGTCGTGAGACGGTTCCGTTGCAGTCCGTGCCGAAGGCGGCGACCACTACGGCCAGTGCCGTGTATAGGCGTTTTGTGGATATCTGCCCGTTGAATCTGGCCCATACGATTGCGGATGCGGTAATCACGTCGCAGCATCCTACCGGTTTTCGTCTTGTCGCCGATAAGACGATGCGGAGCACGGATGCGGATGACATGTGGGATAAGTGCGGCATGGATGTCCGTTCGTTGAACATGTTCATGGATGCGGCGATTTACGGTGCCGCGTATGCGATGGTTCTCGGCAGGGAGAATCCTTCGTATATCCAACGATTGAGTCCGTGGAGCACGGTCGTGTCCGACGACAAGGATTCGGCTGTCGTGTACGGGTGGTCCGAGGAAGAGCAGATCGAACGGTTGACTTTGTACCGCATCGTCCGTAACGATGACGGTGAGATTCAGAGCGTCTATTCGCGTACCGCAAAGCATGAGGTCAAGTCGCGCACACTGCCTTCCGATTCGGTCGATGACGAGGACACCGTGTATGACCTTGCCAACGACGATTCGAAGAAGCGCCCAGAGTTCGAGGCGCAGTTCGAGTGGGAGGGCCAATCTTCCGGCGATGATTGGAAGTTCGCCCTTGATTGCGGGTGTCTTCCTATCGTGCAGTTGACCACTCCTAACGGCAAGGGCCAGTTCGAGGCTTCCTTGAAGACGTTGAGGTCCATCGACCAGCAGCGTTTTCAACGGTTCTGCATTCAGGAGATGCAGGCGTTCAAGCAGCGTTGGGTGTCCGGCGACATGCCTGAGTATTACCAGAAGAGCGACCCTGCGGTCAAGGCCGGTAAGGCTCAGGCCGGTGACAAGATCGACTATTCGGAACTGTTCGAGATGGGTCCCGCCGCGTTGTGGCTGCTTCCCGCCGATGCGAAGATTGGCGAATCGTCCATTACGGATATCACGCCGATTGTGAATGCGGCCGCTTCCGATGTGAAGCTTCTGGCAGGTGCCACTGGCACTCCGTTGTCGATTCTTTCGCCTGATGTGGCTGGTTCCGCCGAGGGTGCGAAGCTGACAACCCGTATGCTGCGGTTGAAGGTCCGTGACATGAACATGAGGGCCAATGACGCTTTCGTGCTCCTATTGAAGATGGCGTTGACCGCTTCCGGCAGTAATGCTTCGGAGGAGCGTTTCGAGACGACTTGGGAGCCGTTGGAGCTTCCGTCCGAGTTGGAGCAGTGTCAGGCGGCGGCCCAGGTGAAGGGTGTTCTTCCGTTGAAAACCATCGCCCGTCGCTATCTGCATATGACCGAGACGGAGATCGCGGAGATGATTCAGGATGCCCAGGATACGAGTTTCCTGAATGCCATGGCGCAGCAGAACGCGGCTTTGGATTCGTCGGCGAAGCAGACTGATGCGACGATGAATGATTCGTATCTGGGTGACGGGTCCGGTTTGGATTCGTTCCCCACCGGCTCTGGATCGGATTCGATGTCGTCCGATGTGCCGTCCGATGGGTTGCCGTCGGATGATTCGTCCGACGTTATGGGGGTCTGATGGCCGATAGCGCGTTGGCTGCCGTTCAGGCGTTGGATGACCAGCGGTTGAAGCTGGTTGACGAGTTCGTCCGCAGGGCTTGGAACATGTGGCGTAGCCTGACTCCTTCAGACTGGTGGAACGATGCGGTGGCCGAGGGCGCGGCTGCTTATGTGACGCAGCAGCATATCGCGTTCGTGAAGGCCATGCGCCAGCAGGGCATCTCGTATGCGGATACGATGCTGCGCCTGGCCGGTGTGAACGGTTTGGGGGATATCCCACAATATGAGGTCGTTCGCGCCAACACGGACCCGTGGCAGGTCGCCATGAGGGTCGCCGACGAGTATCGCACTCAGGCCGTGAAGAATCCTGGGATTCGACCTGCTACGTGGGATGAGATTCTGAAGGACGCCGACCAGTCCGCAGCCGACCATGTTAAGGCTTGGCTGATGTCCGCGAAAATCCAGTTGGAGAACAATGCGGTCACTGACGGGTATGTGACGCAGAATCGTGCCATCCAGTCGCGTTACAGGAGTTCCGGTGTCGAACGTTACAGGCGTGTCATCCATCCTGAATTGTCGAAGACGGGTTCCTGTGGCCTGTGCGTCGTAGCCGCCACGAACACGTTCACGAGGGCTGATTTGATGCCCATGCACAATCGTTGCAAGTGTACGGTGGCTCCAATCGTCGGTTCGAACGACCCCGGGTTGAAATTGAACTCGGATGATCTGATGACGATTTACAAGGCCGCTGGCAAAACGGCTGGCCGTGATTATTCCACGAACGCCACGGATTTGACGAAGCTTCGTGTGAAGGTCGTCAATAATAGCGAGCTTGGGCCTGTGCTTCTTCGCAAGGATGCTCCGGTGAACTCGAATGCGCCGGAATGGCGTTTGCCCGACATGAAGATGACCCGCGCCCAGATGGAGCGTATGTGCGCTCGTGCGACCGAGTTCAATTCCCGGTACAAGGAGTTGTTGGACGGGGATAAGGATTCGGTTCAATTCCGTTTCGATGGGCGTTCGTATGAGTTCAAAAAGACAGTCCACACTAAACAGGCTTGGCAGTATGTGCGGAGCCTGTTGGCTTATTCTCGCGGTTTTTTGGGACTGGCCGCTTAAATATTAAGGAGATTTGGTCTTATGGCCTCTCAGGATAATGAAGTCGAATCCGAAAAGGACAAGACTGTTGGACAGGCCGGAACGGTCGAGGATGCCGTGAAGGATGCTCAGACTACTCCGGTTGACGAACCCGCCGTCGAGCATGACGCTCCGGTCGATGAGAAGGGTTCCGATGATTCTTCCAAGCCGTCCGATAATGACGAGCTTGCCAAATGGAAGGCTATGAGCCGTAAGAACGAAGACCGTGCTTCGGCCAATTACAAGGCTTTCCAGTCCGCTGATGCGGAGCTTAAGGCCGCGAAGACGCAGATTGCGCGTCTTGAGGCCAAGGCTAAGTATCCGCAGATCACGGACGCTGTTCTTTCCGACCTCTGCCCCGCAACGGAGCCGGAGGCCATCGCGTCGTGGGCTGAGAAGTATGCGGCGTACAACCCGATTGACACTTCCAAGGTGGAGAGGAAACCGCAGCAGACTGAGGATGCTTTGGCCCGCAAGGTAGCCATGCAGGCCGAGTTCCCGTCCGGCACCTCGCATCCGAAACGTCAGCCGGGCGACGCTTACAAGCGTGTGATGGAACGTCAGAAGGCACGTAAGCGCAGCAAGTAGTTTCCTACTGATTCTTTGAAAGGATTGAGCGTATGACTCAAGAGATGGTTCATTCCTCCGGTATCGTCACCGTTGAGGAGGACAATTCCTGGCGTTATGGCGAGAAGAACACCAATGATTCGGTGTCCGTCACCATCGTGCCGGAATTGTTCAAGACCGCAGACAACAAGTATCTGACCGGTGTGGGTCCGAAGGCCACGACCGTTTACATTCGTTCCGGCATTCCGCTGGCGAAGATCACTTCCGGCGCGAACGTCGGCTCGTATGGTCCGTATGACAAGCAGGCCACCGATGGCCGTCAGACCAAGATCGCCGGTCTGCTTGAATCCATGGTGTCCGTGAACATCAACCTGTCCGGCTGGGATTTGGACGACCCGACCGTGGGCATGACCTATCGTGGCGACATCGTGGCCTCGAATCTTCCGGTGAAGCCGGAGGCTGGTGCCGTGTGGGGCGGCGAGTTCTACGACGTTGAGGATGACGTTGTAAAGCCGTTGTCCGCTTCGGCCGGCGCGGCTAGCACTCCGGGTCCGGCTGGCAAGGATGGTGCGACCATCACCAAGATCGAATTGACTCAGGACCAGTCGTCCAAGGCCATCACCGCTGGCAAGGCCACTTTGTCCAACGGACAGACCGTGAACATCACGATTTCCTGATTGACGGTCACTTAACCTCTAAAAATTTTGTGAAACCCACCCATCGCGGTGGGTTTTTGCGTATCTAAGGAGTTTTTCTTGGCTATTGACAAGACCATCATCCCGCCGTCCGAGGCGACCGAGGTCGCTCAGGCGGGACATGATTACGTGAACGACATCCTGCCGTTGTCGAACATCTTCCCGGTCACCTCCAACGGTGGCGGCTGGACCGCTTCGTGGACTCCGGTCATTCCGAAGTCGAAGACCCGTGCGATGAAGCATCGTGCGTTGGATGCCGAGATCGGGCACACCAAGTCCGAGACCTCGACCGCCGAGATTCATACCGGCCTGTTGCCGTTGTCCGGTATGGACCATATCTCCGAGCGTGATATCGCCAAGCATCAGGACGATACCGCCTATATCCACGATCAGGCCGAGGCGAAGTTCGAGGCTTTGGGCCAGCAGGCCGGTGTGACCGAGGAGTTGGAGCGTTTGCAGTGCTTGGTGACCGGCAAGGTGGTCATCAAGGAGAACGGCGTCGATGTGACGTATTCGTTCAAGCGTCCGGGCAACCAGCAGGATGTGAAGCCGACCACCACTTGGGACAACGACAAGTCGAACCCGTGCGACGACATCGAGGCTTGGGTGAAGATCATGCGCAAGGCTTATGGTCGCAAGCCGCACGCGGTCGCCACCACCGGTGTGGTCATCGATGCCATGCGCACCAACGAGTTCTTCCGTACGCAGGTGTCCGGCATGGATTTGGAGCATTCCAGGACCAAGCTGTCCCGTCAGGAGGTGTTGGATGTGCTTCGTGCGCAGTCCGGCATCACCGATGTGCTTCTGGTCGATGAGGCTTACGAGGATTTGAAGCTCGACAACACCTTCGATATGGATGCCGATGTCTCCACCGCGTTCCCGGATAAGACGTTCATTCTGCTTCCGTCGTTCAACGATTCGTCGTTGGGTGCCACCCTGTCCGGTCCTACCGCCGAGGCCCAGAGCTCGGAGTATGAGATCAACAAGAGCGTGAACGATGGTCTCATCGGCGCTATGTTGTCGCATCAGGCTCCGCTGAACTACGACATCTGGGTCAACGGCAATTATCTTCCGATTCTGAAGGAGGCCGTCTCGACCTTCAAGGCGGACGTGCTGGGCAAGTAGCCTTCTTGACGCTTAGGGGGTTCCGCTGATGTCGAATGGTGTTACCGATGCCGTTGACTGGGTGGAATGCTTGGAGCTTCATTGCCTTCCTGACGCGGATGTGTTGAAACGGTATCCGAACGCGTGGCTCACGTACATGTGCCATCGTGCGGAGACCGTCGCGTCCACTTCGAGCACGAATTGTGTTCCACGGTTGAAGTCCGGCGACCTTGATCTTGAGGATTACGAGTTCGTCATCTGTTCGATGGTGTGGCGTGTCATCCGCTATTCGGATATCAAGACCGAATCGAATGGAACGTACCAGTTCACTCGTTTCGACCCGCAGGATAATCCGCCAGGCAAGGATGCGTCTCCGAATCTGTATCTGTCGAAAAGGGAGAAGCAGATTCTGGATGGCTATGCGTCCGGGCGTGGTCCTATCGGCACTGTTGGCGTCGGTGTGAACCGTATTTATGGAATGTGATGCCTATGTCTCGTGAAACGTGGGATTTGGGTCATCCATACGATAAGTCGGGTTCCGACGTGGTTGCTGAGCATCCTTACGAGGATGTGCCGGTGCCTTGGGTGAAGCCTGATTCGATTCTGTATCGGGACAAGGTGATCGTCGTGCTGTATACGGTCCGTCGCGGGCCGCATGGGACGACGTATGTTCCCGGGAAGGCTTACTGGTGCTGGTGTTCCATCGAGGGGCGCGAGCAGCAGGCTGGCATGTTTTCGATTTCCGGTGCCGAGGATAAGTCGCCGCAGACTTGGGGTGGTTTGCGTGAGGTCACGCCGTCTCAGGTCGTTGCCGTGGAATGGCATGGCGATATCCATACGGAGGTCTGGTATCAGGGCGACTGCTATGACGTTGACGGCGCTCCGACGTTCCGTCAGCATGGCGAGGTTCCCCACTATGAGATGCATATCCGGCGTAACGCCGACTATTCGCAGATTCCGGTGGGGTTGCGTCCGAAGCCTCCCGAACCGGACCCTGATGACCATGTGTGGGGTGAGGCCGATGGCAAGAGTTTTCATTGACCGTGACCTGAGCACGAAGGTGGCTGAATGGTTCGGTCCGCAGGCCACGTCGGAGAAGGCCGACGAGGTGCTTGCGGATGCGAGGATGCTCGCCGCCGCGCGTGCGGTTGGCCGTGACCCGGGTATTCCGGTCGCCAAGGATTTGAGTCTTGAGAAACGCTACCACGGCATCGACACGGATGTGTGTCTTGATGTCGAGGGTCGTGACGGGTCGAACGTGGCCGTCGAACACGAGTGGGGCGCTTGGAACGAGCAGCGTCACCGTTGGGTCGAGGGACATCATGTGATGCGTGACGCTGCCCGTATGAACGGTGGTGTCTGATGCCACTGATTCAACCTGATTACGAGCGTTACCCGCAGGAACGTCCGATGGTCGATTTCGATTCTCTCGTGTACACGCTTCTCACGGCTGGGTTCACCGGCAACCCGGACTGGTCCGACGTGCATGTGCTCAACGAGATCGATGTCGATGTGGACACTTGGGCGTCGTTCTCGAACATCGTGCTGTTCCATACGAACGCGCCGACCATGGCGACCGGCAATCATTCGACCGGCGTGTGGGATTGCGACATCGACATCATCGTCGCCACGAACGATGCGGACCGTTCCTTCCGCTTGGCGCAGGAAGTGTACCAGCAGATCATGCAATGGCCGCGTTACGGGCGTACCGATTCGGGTCGTGTCATTCGGATTGTGGGCAATCCCGGTTTCGGCAAAAGCGCTGGCGGCAAGCAGGCCACCGGCAAGAAGGTGAAGCAGTATTCCGCTTCCTCGTTCACCGTCCGCGCGGAGGATTCGCTTCGCGCCGGATGATTTTCCGTTTTCTGTTTTTTGTTTTCAAGCCTCGCCTCGTGCGGGGCTTTTTTTATAAGGAGATATGAGATGGCGTTTAATGATGACGCGACTCTGATTGCCACTTACGGCACTTTGTTCTACGCTCCGGTCGGCACTCCGCTGCCGAAGGATGGTGCCAAGGCGTTCAAGCTGAACGCTGACACCGTGAAGGTGGACACCGCCACTTCCGTCACACCGGGCGCCAATCAGGTGTGGACCAATCTGGGGCATACTTCCGCCGACAACAAGATTTCGTTCTCGTTCGACGGCGGCGACGCGACCACGCATAATTCGTGGGCGCGTAAGAACCTGCGTACCACCTACGCCGATTCGACGTGCACCATCACCGCGAAGTCGTTGCAGTTGGATGGCGACACTCTGAAGCTGATCTACAACGGCACCGACGAGGATGGCGGCGTTGGTGTGGACATCACCAAGAAGCCACAGACGTTCAGCCTGTTCCTGTTGGCTCAGGAGTCCGCCGACGATGATTCGGATATCCGTTTCGGCGCTTTGTTCCGCAAGGTTTCTGTGACCTTCGATGGTGGTCCTGATTTCTCGGGCGATGATTTCGTGGAGCAGGGCATGACCGGCGAGGTCGAGAGCGTCGCCGGCAAGAAGCCGATTGTGTTCTTCGAGGCTTCGAAGATGAATCAGTCCTGATTCGGACTGTTCCAGTCTTCGTATTGACGCCGGACCCCTGTTTCTCCTATCCGGGGGTTCCGGTCTTTTCCCGTTCTTCATTGACGGAAGATAGGAGATTTTCAACGCTTTTCAGATAGGAGAAAACATGGTTGACAAGACTGTTGAAGAGAACACCGCTGCGGAAGCCGACGAGTTCCGCATCCCTGAGACGTGGGCGGAGATGTGCGAGAACGAGCCGCTGTTCTCGCTTCTGCCGCCTCTGGCCCCTGCTGAACGCCTCTCGTTCAAGCAGTCCGCACAACTGCGCAAACTGTCCGGCATGGCCGGTTTCACGCTCAACGCCGACATCAACGGCCCCGAAGCCAAGTCCCTGGACGACATCGAGGCGAAGATCGACGAACGCATGGAGTTCGTCGGCACGGCTTTGGATTGGGTCAAGTCGCTGACAGTGAAGCCTGACAAGGTTGACGAATGGGCGACGGGCATCGGATTGGATGAACTGTTCTGGCTCATCGAAGCGATTCTCATGTTCTACACGGACCAACTGGGAAAATCGCTCGCTTCGAAGCGCAAGTCCGCGTCCACCCGGTCGAACTGACTTCCGACTTCCAACGTTTCTATGGTCTGGACATAACCGGCGCGAGGCTGAATCCCACCCGCGCCGAACGCCTCGCGGCGGGGCTGATGGCGATGCCAGACAGCCTGTACAGGGCGCGGATATTGGAGGATGAGCCTCCAACCGCGTCCGATGAGTCCAAGCCGGACAAGCCGACCGTACTGCCATGGCTTGGATGGGATTCGAAGACGATGGTCGCCGTTGACGTTCGCAACATGATGAACGCGGTGATTACCGCCAAATACGGGGGCAAGAATGCCAAACCGCATCCACTGCTCCCTCCCGGCGCTGACAAGGAGCCGCCTCGCCGGGAGAACGAAGGTACTGCCGAGAACTTCGAACACATGTTCACGAAGTTCCACATGACCTGATTTTGAACAAACCCCCACATTCCCGTGGGGGTTTTCTATTTCCTTTTTTCTTTCTGGGGGTTGCTTATGGTGGGCGAACATCGCGCCGGTACAGTCGTCGTTCGTGTCACTGCGGATACGAAGGGTTTCCGCCGTCAGGTCGAGGAGGCCGCACGCGGAATAAGCGACCTCGACGTGAACGCAGTATTCGAACCGGACACCGCCAGTCTTGAACGCGCCTACCGCGAATGGAACGGCAAGAACGCCTCCATACAATTCAATTTCAAACCCGACACGAAGAACATCGACCCGTGGATGAAACGGTTCGAACAGCAGGAGGAGCGTCTTCGTCGCGGACTGTCACTCAAACCCGACTTCGACCCGTCCAAACTGAACCGTGGCCTATCGGACTTCAACACACGCACAAACACGGCTCTACGCGGCAACGGACTGTTGAACTCGAAACTGGTCGAGAAAAGCCTTGACCAGACCGTCAAGGTGTTCGACGCCAAAGGCCGAGAGATGGCCGACACGGCGTTCTTCAAGAAGTCCGCCATCAAACCTGAACAGCTTTCGTTCGCGACAAGCCTCGACAAGACCGTCGATAAGTACCGCGAGAAGAAGATGGACCTGTACCAGCAGGTCCGTGGACTCATCAAAGGCAACGAACACCTCTCCAACGAGCAGATACGCCAATTCGAGAAACTGTCCAACCGAATCGTCAAAACCCGCAACGACATTCGCGGACTGAAAGGCGACCTCGCCAAGGCCACCCGCGAAGTCGAACGCCTCGACGCGCAACGCCTTGAGATGAAGACGCAGAAGCTCCCGACATCCGACCTGTGGAAGCAGGAACGCGAAGCCGCGAAGCAGGTCACTGCGGTCAACAAGGCGCTCGCGGGTCAGGAGAAGGAGCTTGGCAGGCTCCGTAAGGCGCAGTCGTCGCTTGTGGACATCGCGTCCGATGGCGATGCGAAGCGTGTATCGAAGATGACCCGTCAGGTGCGTGCCCTTGAGGAGAGCATCGTCACCGCTGGCAATTCGTTGGCGAACTTCTCCAAGGCCCGTGACACGGCCTTGGGACTGCATCAGAAGCAGGAGACGTATGCCGACTGGTTCAAGGGCCAGCAGGCCGCGTCGTCGCGTTTCGCGAAGGAGATCGAGGCGCAGCAGGCCGAGATGGCCCGCGAGTCGAAGAAGGCCAGGGACGAGTGGTCCAGTCCGGTTGGCTCCACTGGTGTGGCGCGTGAGCAGTTCTCCGAATCGCGTCGCGAGGCCGAGAATCTTATCGACACGTATCGCGGCGTCCGCAAGGAGCTTGAGTCCGACGTGTCCGCCATGAAGCGGAACAACCGGAACTGGTTCGACCTTGACGAGTACAAGCGTACCGTCAAGATGCTTGGCGAGATCGACGACCGTATCGAGAAGCTGAAGAAGAGTCCGGTCACGAAGGCGACCCGTCTTGAGGGTTCCGATTTCCAGAAGCGTCTCGCCGACCTGTATTCGAGGAACGGCGTCCGTAACCGTCAGGATATCCGTCTGCGGTTCGTCGCTGAGAATCTGCGTGAGGTCAAGTCTAAGATCGAGGCGTTCAAACGTCGCGGCGTCGATGTTCCGGTCACGTTGAAGGCCGAACTGCGGGAGATGTACCGGCAGCTGGCCTATTACCAGCGTCTTCTGAAGGATAATCCGAAGGCGCGGGTGAAGGTCGATGTCGAAGGTGATTTCGCCCGTCTGAACCGTGATATCGAACGGTTCGAGTCGCAGCGTGTGAAGGTCGAGTTCTACGAGGATGGCGCTGACGAGATACGTCGCACCATGCGGAAGCTTGAGCATAAGAGGCTTGATGTTCCGGTCACGTTGAAGGCGGAGTATTCGCATGTCGAAGCGGAGATGCGCCGATATGCGGAGGCGTTGAAGTCCAATCCCGATGCGGAGATTCCGGCGAAGCTCCATATCGACAAGAAGCACGCCGAAGAGGAGCTGAAGAAGTTCCAAGAAAAGAACGACACCCTTGATATGGATGTCGATCTTGAGACCGCTTTGGCCCGCGCCCATCTCGCTTACTTCACTCGCCCACGCACGATTGACATCTTCGCCAAGTTCCATGGAACTGACATCGGCAAGATTCTCAACGGCATGACGTATGGCGCGTCCGGCTTGAAGGGTGTCGAGAACCAGTTCCAGAATCTTGTGAACCTGTTTGACACGTTGGACAAGAAGGTTCCACGTCTAGCGCTTGTCGGCACCGTATTGTCCGATATCGGTGCTGGTGCAGTGAACGTCTCCGGTACGGTCGGCGGATTAGGTAAGAGCATCGTGAGCCTTTCCAAGGCCGCTTATGCCGCTCCCGCCGCGTTGACTGGCTTAGGCGCCGTGTTCGCGTCCTTCAAGATGATCTACGGCGACAAGGGCGAGACATGGAGCAGCCAGATCGACTTCGCCAACACGAAGCTATCACAGCTTTCCCAGAGCGTGCAGGATGCGTTCTATGGCAAGGCGAAGCCCGCCATCATGGATACGGCGAACGCGATAGGCGATTCGCTGGTACCGGAGATGAGCACTCTCGCCAAGCATGAGGGCGAGATAGTCGAAAAGCTCATGCTCGCCGTGAAAGCGTCCTATCAGGCGAACGAGCTGCCAGCCGTCTTCGACCGTGCGAACGAGTCGATGGATAATCTCGTTCCCGGTGCCGAATCCCTGATTACCGCATTGTCCCATATCGGCATGGTCGGCGGCAAGTATCTGCCGCAGTTCACGCAATGGTTGAGCGAGGATGCGTCTTGGTTCGCCAAGTGGGCCGAGAACGTGATGGATGACTCCGACCGTGTTGACAAGGCCATGTCCGAAGTCAAGGAGCAGGCTGGTTATCTTGGCTCGTCCCTTCGCTCGTTGAAGGGTATCGCGCAAGGTGTGTTCACTCCGATTGCCCAATACCAGAATGGCATCGAGCAGTTCAGCAGCGTGTTGCAGCGTGCAGACCGTGCGATTAACTCCATGAGCGCCCAGGATACGTTACGTGCTTGGGTGACTGGCGCTAGGGACGCCCAGAAGGGCGTGCGTGACGCTTTCGCCGATATCGGACATGCTGCGAACGAGTCGCGGAACGATCTTGCCGGTACGATGACGAATCTTGGTCAGTTGACCGGTAATTTCGTGGCCGACACCTCGAAGCTGGCTTCCGGCACTTCAGGTAGCATCCGCACGTTCTCCGGTGATGTGCGTGATGGTCTGAGCATGGTGACTTCCAGTCTCGCGTCCACGTCTCCGATGTTTTCGAGTCTTGTCCGCATGGCGGGCCAGTTGTCGAAGACGTTCGGCGGCACGCTTGCCAACTCGTTGAAGTCTGCCGCTCCCACGATTGAGGCCATCGCCAATGCGACAAGCGCGTTGAGTGGCGCCTTCTCGAAGCTGCCAGCCCCAATTCAGGGCATGTTGGGCTTGTGGATGACGTTCGGTCGTGCTGGCAAGTCAGCTTGGACGGCGTTGAAGAGCGGCGCTTTGGAGAACATTCAGAGCACGATGCAGTATCAGAACACGTTGCGCCAGTTGGGTGTGACGATGGATGGCACGAAGGTCAAGGCTTCCCAGTTGATTTCCGCGATGGCTCGTCTTTCCCGTAACGAGACGACGGCTGAGGTCACAGGCGGCGCGATGGCGTATGGCAATGTGGCGGGCTTGTTCACCGACTCCGTCAAGGGTATGGAGCAGATGGGGGAGCAGGCTGAGAAGACCGCTTCCAAGGTGGCAAAGACTGGTCAGGAGGCCCGTCTTGCAGCCGAGGGGGCTGTCCTGTTGGGCAATAACGCCAGTAGTGCTGGCAAGGGTCTGCGAAGCCTGGACGACAACGCCGAACCCGTCAAGGGCAAGCTTTCCGGCTTGAAG